ATGTGTTATATCTAATATAGAAATCGGTAACTTAGATTTAGTTCAAATACAGCAGTGAAATACATATGAAAACATTTATTAAATTTAAATAAATAAACTTTTTAAAAAATAAAAAAAATAAAAATAATAAAGAAAGAGATTAACTCTCTTTTTTTTATTATTATTTGACAAGTGTCTTCGATCCATTTTAATCTCAAATTATAAAAGTATTTGAAATAATAATAATATAAAAATAAAAATAAAAATAAAAATAATTTATTTTGCTTAATTGTTATGTAATACATTTTTATTTTTGAATTATTTCTTCTAATTCATGGATTGGAATGTCTGGCAAACATACGTGTGATTCCCAAAAATATTTACAAAATGACCACTTAAATTCACAATTATTATTAAACCATTCTTTTTTCAATAATGGGACTATTGATGATGGAAGCAAATTATGACTACTTTGTGGCAATACATAACTTAATTGAACTAGTTCAGATACAGGGTTTTTTTCTTTATGGTCAAGCAAAATAGTATCAAAATAAGGTACATATTTAATTAAATCAGTTAATAATGGTGGGTAATCATAATTATATGCCCACCGCCAATCAATACATCCAGATGAATAATATCTTATAGTCCATTCTAATCCTTCTAAATAATTAATACATATTTCTTTACAACGGTCATCATTAATTCGAATATCAAATAATGTGCTATAATAACGACTCGTCCAACCTGACTCAAATGGATTAATATATTTTTCAATAGAACGGTCTTTCATAGGAATAAGTAACAACTTATCTTCTTCCTTTTTATTTGGATTTAGTTTATTGGTATAAGATAAATTTTTTTCTTGTTTATCGCGGCATTTATATTCATTTTTAATATAGTCTAATTCATTAATACTCAAACGATTAATGAAATTTCTAAGATTTTTCCATACAATTTGTTGCCCGTTATTTTCATTATTTATAGTTAATGAATCTTTTACATTACTAATCACATTTTTATAGTTAGCAATGAGTTTTTCAATTCCGTTATTTCTAATATTAATTGCTGGAAAATGAGGCATAAAATCATTCCCTAATAAAAAACAAATCAAGATATAATCTGTTATTTTATTTTTTTTTGTTTCAGTAGATAAGGTAATGATACTATTTGTATTTGTATCTGTATCTGTATTTGTTAATTCTTGAATAATACTATTAGCAAATGTAGGAATATCCATTAAATATAATTCATCTGGATTCAGCGTATTATCAATTGTTTTAATAAAATCGGGTGTTTCGCGAAATAAAAACATTTTATCTGATATATGTAAATGATTCATAGTTAACATAATAAGGTCGGCATCTAATCCATAAATAACAGTAGTTGTCGTAGAATGGTAATCTTTATTTGATCGTATATAATCATAAATTTTGTGCTCACCCTCGCCAGGTTCATCTGTGGCAGATACAATGATATTAAGATTATTTATAAAATTATTTTCTATGGATGTAAAATTTTTATTGTCACCAAAAACATCTTTAATCGCTAACCCTAATTTTTTCATAAACATTGTGCCAGGTGTAATTGCGCTGGTATTCCAACTATAATTATTATTATTATTATTATCATCATCGGCATCATCATTAATAACTTTATTTTTCATAGTCGCTATTAATTTATTATTATACCATGACATATAGCGCCGTTTTCTTTGTTGATTCAGTTTTGCTAGTGGTGCGACACCATCAAAAGCAATATAAACATTTTTGGATGGTTCGATCATATTAATATAATAAACTAATTTATCACATACTTTTGTAATAATCAGTTTATCATTTTCTATCGTTGACTTAAAATTTGTAGTTCCTTTTTGTAATTCATTAACCGAATCATAGATAATAGAATTACAATCTAAATATAAATTATCGACATCTGTTGTGTTTTTTGAAAAATTTTTAAAAATATTGCGGTATTTTTTTACAATATGTGTGAAATAACTAGGAATGCCCATATTTATTTATAAAACGAATTTAATGTTAATAATACTCATAGTATAATCTTTATATGATTTTATAAATTCCTTGTAAAATCATATAACGATGGTATCATAAATAATAAAATAAAATAATATATTATTATATATCAATGGCATTAAATAATTCTTTTACAAATTTGTTTAATTTATTTTCAGCAATGTCTCCGTTACTTTTAAGTTTTTTTTTGGTAATGTCCTCATTATTTAACCAGAATATAAAGGGTTTAATCTATTTAGCAGGTGTTCTAATATCTGTTATTCTGAATACATTTCTTATGACTGTGATTGGAAGCAAAAGAACAATGAATACAGAATCATATACTTGTAATGTATTCAATCTTAGTAATAATGAGTTTAACAGTCCTGCTCCAACAAGTTTGTTTATTGCCTTTACCATTGCTTATTTAGTGTTACCTATGATATATAACGCGCAACTTAACTATGTAGTTATTGCGGCATTATTATCATTATTTGTAATTGATGGTATAACAAAAGTTAATAAAAATTGTACGACAGGACCAGGAACTGTTATTGGTGGATTAGTTGGATTGTTTTTAGGTGCAGTATGGTATTCAATATTTCATATTTCTGGGTATGATTCATTGCTTTATTTTGATGAATTAGCATCAAATCGCGTTTTATGCTCTAAACCATCAAAACAAACATTTAAATGTAGTGTTTTTAAGGGCGGACAATTAATTAGTAGTAATATAGTATAAATAAAATTAACAGTATTTATAATTGTTTTTAAAGATATAAGTTTTGAATTTACTTACACATTGTTTTCTTTCTACATTTGTTAAAATCATTTTAAAATTTCGTGTTTCTTCATTCATGATATTTATAAAATTCATTATTATTTTATAAACATTTGCCTTTGAATATAATTCAATCATTTTTTCTTTAGAAAAAATTTGTTTTTTTAATCGTATATTCGTGTCATTATGAAATTTCAATAAGAAGTCTATTAGATTTTCTTTTGAACTAATTATATATGCTTTATTTATTCTTTTTAAATAAGCAGTGGCATGATTTTTACAATCAGGGCATGGAAGATTATGACATATTTCTGAAATAATTTCATATAAAATAGGTAATTCACTTTGATATTCATCTTTTAATTTATATGCTAATGTATGAAAAAGGAACCATATAGCATTTCCCCATTTTTCTATTTTCATATTTTAAATATATTATTATATAAAGATAATATATTTTATTTTATAATGAATAACTATATAATTGAAGGGAACATAGATTTTTATAAAGAATTAAATAATGATACTATTTATGAAATAGAGAATAATAATATATGTCTAATTACAAAAGAAAAATTAACTTATAATTATATTACTCTTCCGTGCAATCATTCATTTAATTATTTATCTTTATATAAAGAAATCTGTTTACAAAAAAAAAATACTTATTGCAACGATTTAGAAATAGTGAAACTATCATCACATCAAATAAAATGTCCTTATTGTAGAACAATCATAAATAATTTAATACCGTATATTCCTATAAATGATGATGTAAAAAAAATAATAAATGTGAATTATCCTTCTAAATATTGTATTACTCTGTATAAATGTCGGTATTCTTTTAAATCAGGGAAAACAAAAGGGTCTTTGTGTAATAAACACGCATATGAAATGCCAAATAAAGATGGAATTTACTGTCAAAAACATTGGGTTAATAATAATAAAAAATATCTTATGATAACAACAACCGAATAATAGAATACTAAATTAAATAATATAAATAATGTTGTTTATTATATAATAACCAAATATTTGTAATCATGAGTTCTACAAAGGATCAATTAGTTAAAAATGTAAAAGAATGGTTAACAGTTGAAAAAGAAATAAAAAAATTACAATCAGAAATGAAAGAACTGAAAAAAGTAAAAACAAAATTATCAGAAACACTACTTAATATAATGAAGAACAATGAGATTGATTGTTTTGATATTACAGGAGGGAAAATCATGTATACACAAAACCGTGTTAAAACCGCATTAAATAAAAAACATATATTACAGTGTTTAGATAAATATTTTGAGGACAAACCAGATATTAATACTGAAGAGATCGGAAAATTTATATTAGATGCTCGTGAAATTAAAACAACTGAAAGTATAAGACATAAACCAATAAAAAATTAGATATAATATTGCCAGAAAATAAAAAAAACAATATAATAATATAAAATTATAAAATTATATAATAAGGAATGGTTAAAACCAAGAAATTAATAAATATAAAAATAAAAAAATCCAAAAAAACAAAAAAGAACAACATCTTAAAAGAAAAAAAAAATAAATTAAAATTTTACGATTTTTCAAAAATTCATCCTGCAAGTATATTATGTATATGAATATTATAAATTATTATTTTTTTATCAAGATAATTATACCCAATTTTAATATATTATTACTAATTAAAATTAAATATATAAACCAAAAATACAGGAAATTAATACAATAACTATATAATATTTATCAATTATCCAAAAAACTTTTTTATTTGAATATATATCTCTCAATGTTCCGCCGGCAACAGATGATAATATGCCAAAAAATATAGATAATAAATAATTATTGCCATAAATTAAAGAGATTTTTGTACCTTGATAAGCAAAAATTGCAGTGCCAATATACATTAATATATCTAAAATATTCATTTTATAATATTTTATAATATATTATATTATAATATAAATGACACCTATTAAAATATTATGTACATTAATTGCTATTATACTAGTGATTAATATCACAACATTATTTTTTAATTTTTTTGGAATACAAGTTTCATCTTATATTAATTATTTAATATGGTTTTTAGCATTAATAATTTTTTATTTTATTTTACCTAAAAGGAAAGAAAATATTTTTGCATAGATTATATAGAATAATTATATAGAATAATTTAAAAAATTGATTATGATAATAATGATACTATTATGAACATATAATCTTTATTCTTAATTTCTAGAATGGAAAAAAATATTAATACTAAGATTGAGACTCATTCTGTTAATTTTAAAAATTCTCTAAAAAACTGGTTGAAAACAAATAGTGCACATTTAAAATGTGGAAGTAATGATGTTACTAGTGAGTTTTTGCAATTTATTTATGACTATAATAAATTGATACTCACTAAGGAAGATTTTCAAAAACGAAAAAGAATTAAAAATTTAGTTGAACCGCAATATTTATGCATTGCTAAACGTGCAAACGGAGAACAATGCACAAGGCATAAAAAGGACAATGATACGTTATGCGGAACACATAGTAAAGGAACACCGCATGGAATATTGAATCTTGATAATGTAAATATAAAAACAACAAAAAAAACAGAAGTATGGGCACAAGAAATTAAAGGCATTCATTATTATATTGATGATTCAAATAATGTTTATAAAGCAGAAGATATTCTTTCAAATAAACAATCACCGTGTATTATAGCAAAATGGAATCTTACTCATGAAGGAGTATATACTATTCCTGATTTTGGAATTTAGAAACAATAATATATAAAAATTTAATATATAATATATATAATAATATATTATTATTATAATGGCAGCAAATAGATGTTTTGGCAGTTCAAATAAATCTAATTCAAATTCAAGTGATTATACAATTTCAAATAAACAAAAAACTATTTTCACCGGAATTGTAAATCAAATACCTACAAATTTTAATAAAACAAATGGACAAAAATATAATAAAAATTTTGGATTAGACAGTAATTGTAATTTGACGTCTTCAAAAAATTATGACTTGTTATTAGATGTAACAAAAGGTAGAAGAATCGCGAATCCTTTATTGCCTACTTCTAACGGTGATTTTATTGGCACATCTAGTCATGAAGCATGGAGTGGTAATTTATATTCAATTAATTACAATAATAATGGTATTAATAATGTTGTAGATACGTCATATAATGCGGGTAATGATAATACAATTATTTTTCCAATGACTGAGTCTGAATCTGAATTATATCCAGGTATTATAGTTGACCCAAGTTATCAAATTTTTTATGACAAGTGTTCATCACGCAATAACAATGGAAATGTTTGGCGCAGTAATTTAGTAGATATGAGTTTATTAGATAATGATTTTGCCAAGAATAATTATTATAAACAAAATATACTTAATTCGCAAAAATTATATGGTATGAATTTCCCTGAAAAAGTTTCATTTAATATTTCATG